CATCAGTAGTAACAACATATCGATAGTCGCCTCTTGCGATGTGATTGTAGATATGCACAAAGCGTTCCACATGAACCGGTATTCTCGATTCATAGACATATGCTTTTTTAATGTGATCTTCTTTTCCTACGACAACTACTTGAAAGCCGTTTTTAGATAATTTATCTACGGCATCATAAGATATGTTGAGAGCGATTAAAGTTTTTTCGCCATCAAATCCCGATTGATTGATTGAGTTAACCCAATACTTGAGTTGATCCCAACCATAATTTGTACTGCATCCAATTATCAAATCTTTCATAACGATCCCAATTATTATATATTACTTAGTCTTTTTATACCTTTTAAAAGAGGCAATATTTTGACCTGGTGTGTCAGCAAGGTACTTCTTTACCAGTTCATCACTACCATCTTCACCTGCACCTGCCTTAGATTTCCATTCTTGTGCTTCAGATACACTACTATGTAGTTTCGCACCTGTAACCTGCTGGATTAACTTCCAAGCATCATGTTTTTTCTTATTTGTAATATGTGATTTTAACTGACTTTTCTGTTTAGATGAGGCAATATTGTGGAACTTAACTAGTTCCATCACACCAATATTACCGGCATAAGAAGCTTCTTCTATTTTTTTCTTAGTCATTTCTTGTGAGTGCTAAAATTTTCTGTATTTGAGTTTCAACTGTGGCCTTGCGATTTGGCCAATAAATGTATTCTTTATCTGCCGTCTTTAATAGTTTGGTAAAAAACGGCAAAACTAATTTCTCTATCTCTTTTAATCTTGTAGCATATTCATCTACTGTATCAGCCTTTTCATTAACGACTGCATTATATTCTTCTTCAGAAACGGCAGAAAAACCAAAGTCATCATCACCATATTCTGCGAGAATTTTATTAATATCGTATGCCATTATTTACTCCATGCCTTAGCTGCATTAAAATTAGCCTGACTGAATTCCATTCTATCAATTAATTTAACTGCATTACCTTTTAATCTGTCTACTGCTACAAAACCTTCTGGTGCTGTAATTCTAAATCCATCGTCTGTTCTTACAAAAGTACCAATTGACCGAATAGTTTCCAATTTACGAACAATCATAAGTTTTGCATCGACCAACAAGTTCATTAAATCAAAAGTACTTTTAAGTGCTGGTGCAGCTGCACGAAAGAATCTCATAACTTCAGTTTTTTCTGCTATGTATTTCTTCTTACTATCTTGCCTTTTGACTTCTTGTATCTTTTTATTTAGTTGTGATTCTACATACTTAATTAATTCGATAGTGTGAATACGAGTATCTGTAATCTTTTTACCTTCACGAACCTTAGCGTTATTAAATGTTTTGATGTAGGTCAACAATACATCACTTGCTGAAATACGATTGAGTGTTAAACCAGGTATGCTTTGAAACAACGTACCTGCTTGTGATAGTATTCTAGAGATTTGTTTTGTTTCGGCTTCTGTAAATGTTGCTGTACCTGAAGCATCTGTAAATGATGCATCACGATACCATACGTTCTTTGTAGTTTTGAGTCCGCCAAGGTCAACATTAAATGTTGCTCTCATATCTTCCATGGTTTTGCCAGAGTATGTTGTGTGAAACACCACACCAATCTGAGCAGCCATCATTGTTTGTGCCAATTTAGATGAAGTTGGTACTGCATAGACAATTGTATTTGGTTGAAATGTAATATATGATTCGCCATCGATGGTTTCTTTTTTAAGATCACCTTTGGTAAACATCATGTCACCTTGCAACACACCCTTAATACCTAATTTTGATAAATGTTCTAATGCATACTTGAGTTTATTATTTAAACCCTCGGCAGGATGATTTTCATCAATATCATTATCAGTATAGTTTAACTTTGCATTTTTATTAAAGATGGATTTTGTACCAACAAAGAATTTACCATTCTCTGGATTTACTCCACAGAAAATAGCGGGAGCACCATCCCATTTTGTAGTAATATTAACTTTAGACTCAGCATGACCTGCTAACATGTTACGCAAAGACTGTAAAAAATTAATTGCACTACGAGCACCAACAACACCACCATTGAGAACTTCATCCTCAATGTGTTCTAGGTGAACATTTTTACCTTCTTTAGATTCTTTTAAATACTCTATAAATTTCATTCGGATATCTTTATAAAAACTCCGTTTTTTGTTCCGCCTTCTTTCTTAGCGGCATAATATAAAACGGAAATCCATTCTTCTAATTTTTTCTTTTTTGATATTTCTTGCCAAACTTTAATCCATCTTAAAGAAACAAGTTTGGATGAAAGTCTTCCGGCCGCACTTCTGTCTTTTGTTTCCATGGAAATAGCATATTGCAAAACTTTATTAAATCCTTTACCGAGTTTACATTGCACATTACCAAAATTTACCTTAGAACCACCAACTGTATTACCTTCTATATCTTTAAAAAATTTAACCCAATAAGTTGTATTTTTTGTTGTCCATTCTCCAACCGGATCTATGTTTGGATCTTTTCCTGGACTGGCAGGCTTTTCTAAACCAATACTTCTTAAATATTCTGTTATTCTTTCCGCAGAAGCTTTACCAAATTTAGCAGCTGCACCTTTACCTGTAACATCAGTTTGCACAACACCTCTTGAATCACTATACCTAAAATTTCTATGTTGAACTCCAACTTCTTTTCCAGAAACTTTGAATCCTGCGGCTGCTTCACCAGTATCAAACATTACTGAACCATCCGATATTTCTAAATTACACCTAACAGAACCTTTAATATATTCAATATACGATAAATCTTTTGATTTTTTAGCATTAGTTTTTAAGTTTGAAATTTCAAGGTTTGCTACTTTCATTTTAACTGGAATATCTTTTAATGAAATTCCATATAAAACTCCATCTAAAAAATATTTACGCATTAAATCATTTAATGATTCTAAATTAGTATCTTTATTTGGGCCGGTGCAAGTTTTAGTAATTTGATCTTTTATTTGTTTTTCTTTATTAGATAAAACCATTACTATATCCATGGTATTCCAACTATCTTTACTACTAATACCACAATGTTTTGAAGATATTCCAACTAAAAAAGGCATTATACCATCATCTCTTGAGTAAAGAAAACCCTTTACATAAGGCCTTCTACCAGACAATCCTGTTGCGCCTTTCAATAAAAAATTTTTCATGGCATATGCTTGGCCACGAAAACTATTGTACCATTTAGCATCTATTTTTGGATAAATTTTAATCAATTGATCCATAGTCAATTCAATGTTTTTCTCAATGTAATATTGAAAAAATAAACGAGAACAATTTTCTTGTTTTGCTGTTTCTATTGCATTACCAGCCATTTAATACTCCATTTGTTTAGTAGGAGTATTTATCCTATTACAATTAACGGATAATGTCAATAGGTTTGTCGCCAGTCCACACTTCTTGTTCAGTCCTAATACGATTTTCTGTCTGGAGTGTTGTGAACCTACTACAGGCTTTGTTTCTCCACCATTTAACAATATTTTCTAAATGATGTTTATCGTAGTTTTCTTTGTTTTTGATCAATTTATCCGTTTTACCAAGAACCACATCTTTCATATTACTAAAACCATAGTCCGAATAGTAGTATCGTTTTCTCTGAGTAAGACCTTTGGCTTTATCAATACTCAACATAAACCTATCATATTCTTCCTTATCATTTTTCAATGCAGATTTGGTCATTCCAATAATTGTATTGATAATTTTTAATTTGCGACTTGATGCATTTTCTGGTACAATTGGACCGCCTTCTATTTCTTCTACAAAGTTTTTAATATCTTCGTAAGGTTGACCATTCATCATAGGTAGAAAATTAGACTCTGTTAATCCTTGAAAACGCAGATAAGGTTTCATACCATCATATTGCGATACAGTTTTAGAAGTACCATATAAACTGGTGGTTTCAAATAGACACGTAGTCATGTCATATTTTTTGTTTAACATCTCACGAACTTCATGTGAACAACAGATTGCGGCCAACAGTTTACCACCAAGATAATTAAATCCAAATGGTTGTGCAGGTACAATCACAAAGCCCATTGCTGTGGATTTATTAAATGATTTGGTTGTTTCTGGTAGATTGGTGATTACTTGACCGAGTAATTCGTTTCGTGGTTTCATCATGATAGTGGGTGAACCAATGCGAATGAATCCAACCCACTTCTGAGTTTTCTTTTCTAGTACAGCCAATCTAAGATTGCGACCAGGTGAAGATAGATTATTATGTGATGAAATAATATCCAAATAACCAGACCATCTATCGGCTGGCAATTCTAGTATTTCAAAATCCATATCGTTAGGTGACATTGTAAAATCTGAAAATAAATCTTCTTCAGGTCCCATGCCAAACAAAGCCGCTGGTCTAGTTGATAATGAATTTAATTTTTCATCACGCATGTAGTCATCAATTCTTTCGAACCTATCAAAATAGTCCGAAAAAACCTTTGAACAATGTATAGCTTGTTCTCTATTCATCTGTATTGTGACAATAAAGCTTCTTTACCTAATTCAAACATGCCGACAGCACCAACAAGGTCTTGACTTGCAATATAGATTTCAGCTTCACCTTCATCATCTAAACATGAAATGACAAATTCATTCACCTCACCATTAACAAATCTTTCTCTAAAGGTATCAATTATCTCTAAAAAGTCATCACGATCTTGCTTCTTAATTTTTTGATCTTTAGTTTCTAGTGTAACTACTTTCATACTTTTATTCCTTCAAATTTGGAATTAAACTTGCGTTCACGATTACCAAAAGTATTAATGGGTTCATCATTTTGTCCTGAATCCGCAATACCTTGTTGTGCAGTAGGTTCTGCATCATATAATCTCATTTTACTTCTATCAATACCAACAACAAAGCGTTTATAGTGATTAGGGTCACCGAAACGATTTTTCAATTGTTTGACCATGATCTGATTTAGTTGTTCTAGTTCTTCAGTAGAAATCAAAGCAAACATAAAATCGGCAGTTGCAGGCAAACCAAAAGATTCTGATGTATCTTCTAGACCTGGATCTGTATTTGTAAAACCACTTCTCGTAGTTTGTGTTGCAGATACCACAGGTACCGCAAACTCAACTGCAAGGCCTCTTAGTTCTTCAGCAATGGCTTTAATATAAGAATAGGAGTTCACACTTGCACCAGGTTTAATTCTAGCCGATGAACAAATATTCAAATAGTCAACAAAGATAATGTGTGGTTTAAAGTTCTTCTTTAAATGTAATTCGTTCAACAACGATTTGAAGTGCAATGTAGAAGCTGCAGCAGTAGGGTATTCTTTGATGATTAACTTACCATGTGTCTTGTTGCGTAACACATCAAACTTTCTATCATAATCATTTTTACTTATGGTATGAAGTTCTTGCATATCAATGTTCAACAAGTTGGCATCGATTCGTTCAGCAATCTTTTCTTCGGCCATCTCTAGGGTGATATACAATACATTATGCCCTTGAGCAAGACATGAAGCCGCCACATGGCACATGAATAAAGACTTACCAACGCCTGTACCAGCCAAAGCAATATTGAGTGTCTTTATTGGTAAACCACCTTTGGTGATCTTATTAAACATGTCCAAATCGAATTTAATTCGTGCTTCGGTCTTATGATAGAAATCATATCGATCACTTGAATCTTGAATATAGTCGTGACCAACTGAAGACTCGAATGAAACTCCAAGAGCATCACTCAACAAACCGGGTATTTCACCTTTAGATTTTTTATGTTGTTTGTCATCTAGAATCGAAACTGATTCCATGATGGCATTATAGATTGCTTTATCTTGACAAAACTTTTCAGTCTGTTCAATCAGCCATTGTTTTTCGGTTGGATCATTTTTGTTTTCAGTAAGTTCATTGAGTAGTGAGATAGAATCTCTTACTTGATCTTCTGATAATGTTTTGGATTCTGTAAAATTAATTACGAGAGATTCGTGTGTTG